ACAATAGAGCCTGACAAAGCCCTAACATCGCTGGGTAATTTGATACGAGCCTCAGCGCTACAAATCTCACGATAGTCGTCTCCTTGCCATAGTTCAAGGCGAAGGATTTGTTGAATATTTCTGAAAAGCAGGGGTGCAGTCCCTACATAATCAGTATAGTATCGTCTCCTGTATGGCTTGTAAGTGTCAAAATTAATGTATTCAGCACTTACAAGGTAAGGTCGCCAAGCATTGTGTGTGAGGTTGTCAATCTTATCTTGTGCTTCTTTGATACGAGCCTCAACAACTGAGCGCTTCATACCACGAGTTTTACCATTGGTAAACGATGCTGTGTTTTGAACATAGGCATTATCGGCTACTTGATAATCAGCAGCAGTAATTGTATCAGCAAAATTGAGTTGAACTCCACTGGCACTACTACTTATTGTTGTGATAACACGCTCTATTCCCAAAGGGTCAGCATCGGAGTAAATGAGAATGGTGTCGCCTGATTCAAAACCTACAGTTCTGTAATCAGCACCTGTAACGAAAACGGCAGTAGTAGTGCTGTCAGCACTAACTAAAACGGCTTCCTGTGGGCCAATTGAGAGGAAATCAGCAACTTTCTGTGCAGTAGTATAGACAATAGCCGAAGGGTCAAGTGGTCGTGTTTCAGCCTCACCGGGATTGAATACTATCGGCATTTCTTTTTGACCCCCGTTACAAAACACTTCTTGGTCTTAGCCTCGGCTTCATCAACCTGCTTTGATTTAACATCAAACCATTCATCAAGGAGTTTACAACGGGTCATGCTCTTGCCTCCTCATCTATAGAAGCAAGATTGTATTCCATTGGCTTACCACAACTACCGCAGTTTTCTCGCCATAGGAAATGAAGCATACCACAGTGCTGACAGCGAGTGCCTGAGCCAATATTTAGAACATCACTGGCCTCAAGATTACGCTTACGCTGTTGTGAAGTTATACCCTTGAGTGGGTTTTCTTCGTCAATTACTTTACCGAGTAGAGTCTGTGCGTCAGAACGGATGCCTTGCTTTTGAAAACGCTCAATGTCCGTTAAATCAATTGCTTGTTCTTTTAGTGACATACATACTCCTCACGCTCAACTGGTAGTGATAAATATGTAAATGTTACCAAGAATATGATGCGGGTCACAAGATACACAAGTGTGACCTGCAATAGCGTTGCTAATTGCTGTTTCTATCAATCCTCTCGCTGTATCATCATTGAAATCCTTTGGAGGGAAAGGGCCAAGAATAGATACCGTTTGTCCCACTTAATCACCGCCCTCAAGAACGGCGACCAATTGCGACAAAGGTGCAAGCAGCACCAACTTCTAAATTAGTGCCGCTAATACCGTGAGTTACAGTAGCAGCACTACCAATAGCGTTTACCATAGCACCATCAATTGATGCTAACAAACTACTAAGGTCTACGGTTTCGCCACCTGATGTGCTACCTGTTACAATCATTCTGTCTCCAAAGTAAGTCGGTCTTGGGTCTATAGTTACTGCCATATTTATTCATCTCCTGTTTGAGTTTCTTCTTCAAGACTCTCTTTAACAAGAGCCTCAGTTTCTTCTACACCTTCGGGACTCATTACAGTCTCCACAAGTGAAAGAAGAGTAGTTTTAGTTGCATAGCCTTTAGGCTTGATGTCATACTTAGCGAGCCACTTTGCGATGTCAGCACGACTCCAGCCCGAATCAGGGACTCCATCGTTACCTACATCTACAGTTTTTTCGTAGCCTTCAATTTTGTAATCATCACCAAGTCTACTTGCATATCGGTCTAACCAAGCAGTAGTGACCTCACGAGACTGACCTCTAATGAAATCAGGGTGTGTAGGGTCAATATTTCTTGTAGACCAAGAGCGACCAGTGTATGTTACTGTAGGCACTCAAAGCACCTCAGTTATACATTACAAGTAGGCTGTGTGCTTCGGCTGCTCCAGTGATGGTAATAGTCTTACTAACTACTGCAATTTTCAAAGCCGCTTGTGAGCCGCCTGTTTGGTTTCCTGTAGCCAGTAGAATGCTTGTTACTCCTCCAGCAAGAACTACAGTCCCTGCTCCAGCAGTAGTGATTAGAGCCATCTTAGGTGCTGGTGCGTAACCGTTTGTTGCATCTCCTGAAGTGGTGTCGTCACCATTCAAAGGCTTAAATGATTCAAGGTTACCGGGGTATGTGCTACCACGATTTAAGTAATCAGTTGTGTCATGTGACCCTGCTCTCAATTCCCAAGCGCCTACCAAAGTAGGGGTTGCTGTTCCGCTTACTGTTAATTCTGTTGCCATATCAATTCATCTCCATATTTTTTTTATTTTTTTGTCCTCACTTCAAGTCACGAATACTTGCTTGTGCTCCAAAGAAAGTTGTCCATACTTCACCCATTGTTCGGTAAAGTCCCTCTTGACCGAGGCGGTTGATTGCGAATGGGTCACCAGTCTCAATTCCACTCTCAAAGTATTGTGTAGGAATCGCTGTGCTGAAATACATGTAGTCAGTGTCCAATAGATACATACGGCTTAGACCATCTTTTACCATGTCTTTGGTAGGGATGATTGGAACACCGTTGTAGGTTGCTACAATGAAACCTGCTTCAATACCCGGAACACCCTTAACACCGTTGTAGGTAGGGGTGACTCTCTTCTCCTCCATGAAACGCTGTTGCGCTTGTAGAAGTTGTTGTAGTCTCATTAGAGTGTCATATCCAGTTAGGATAACCTTTGGATTACCACCACGCTCCCAAACTTGCTGGAAGATTGTATCAAGGTGGTCAAGTGACAATACACGGCGGCTTGCATCGGCTGCGTCAGCAGCACAGTTTACTTCAGCATGTGACCAAGCGTTTTCACTTCGGTCAATACTGTAGATGTCCAAGTCAGAAGCCAAATCAGCGTGGTCGTTAGAGTTTTGTTCAGTTCTTAGACCAGTAGAAGAACCGCTACCACCATCAGCAGCAGTAATTCTGTCAAGTGATTCAAAGTTGTTACCTGCGGTTGCGTCAGTGTCTTGTAGTAGCATCTTGTTTACCATTTCAGCGTGGTGCTTACCCATTTCTTCTTTGAGAACTGAGCGCATGTCACCAAGTCCGTCATCTTTGTCAGCAAGGAATACTGCAACTTCGCTTACATCGAAGGAGTGAGCGATAGTTTTTGGTTTTGCAGCAACATGCTGGAAAGTTGGCTTAACAGTTTCAGGCAGTGTGCCGTTCTCTGCAATACCACCATGAACTACACCAGCGTTTGGCTTGTCGGTAATGACTCTCCATCCACTGCGCTCCCACGGCTTCTTAGGTAGAATTGAAAATGCGTTGAACTCTTGGTTCAACTGTGACCAAACTTTGCGCCCGTAGATTGCTTGGTATGTTCCAGCAGTAGTGCTTAGCATTGGTGCATCCGATTTTAGAAGTTCACTACCAGTGTATGTGTAACCCATTGAGTTACCTGCTCCGTAGTAGTATCGCTCCATGTCGCTGACTGTTCTTACATAATTTCGTGCCATATTTTTTCATCTCCATATTTTTTGTTATTTTGTGAGCCTCATTCGCCTCGGTATAGCCCTCCAGCCAGTTGGTGAACTTCCTCCCAAGACATGTTAGCCAAGTCTTGTGTGCTCGGAACTTCAACTGTAGGTGTAGCGGATTTTGCGATTGTCTCGCCAGCACCGCTGGATAAGTTGTCAATTCTTTCGTTAAGTGCTCCAAGAGCCTTCATAACTTCATCAAGAGGAGCACGAGCGTCAAAGTTTTGTGCTTGTGCTTTTGCGATTTCTTCAGCAGTTTCTTGTGCGAATCGGCTTTCAAAGTTTGATTCAAGAGACTTACGGAACTCTTCTTCTTGTTTTGCAGCCTTGAAGACACCGTATGCTTCTTCTATTCTGTGTGCGTCAATTCCATGTCCTGTAATAAAGTCAGACTTTGTAACTTCTTTGTTACCGCCACTCATTAGGCCAGCACGATTAAGAGCGTTAGTAGATGGGTTGCCTCCTTCTTGAGCACGACCCTTTACTTGTCCAGCAAAGTAATCAGCACCGTCTCCGATTGCTTCAGGAGTAGAGCCAAGATTTGCTTTTGCTACAGTATCAAAGTGAGCACGAGCAGCAACAGTGTCTACTCCAGCGGATTTGAGAGTGCTTTCCATCCAGTCAAGATATTCGGATGTAATAACATCAGAGAACTCGTCAGACTTCATCTTGTCGTCTTTCTTGTCCTTCTCTTTGTCTTTGTCTTTGTCTTCTTCCATGTAGTTGCCTTTCATCTTGTCGTCTTTCTCAGACTCTTCTTTCTTCTTTTTCTGAGCCTCTTTCAATGCTGGAGGTAATTCTCCTTTCTCCATTGAGTCCAGTCGGCCTTCAAGTCGGCTTAATACATCGTTCATTTGTTCCATTACTTCATCGGTCATTTTGTTCACCTTGTTTTTGTCTTCTTTTAGTATATTGAATGTGGCTTCGGGGTTAATTCCTTTTTCGCATATTGTTATTTCGTGTAATTCTAATTTTGATATTTCTTGATATGAGCCGTGGGATTTATCGCTTTTGTTTACTCGTTTGAATGCTTGTCCTCCGATGCTGAATCCCGTTAGGTTTCCTTTTCGGATTTCACTTGCTACTTCTCGTGCCTTCTCAATGTCGTTTCTTAATTTTACTACAACAAACATTCCAGCATCGTCTACTTCGCTTTTCCACAACCTCCCTTGATTATCTGTATAATTTGAAATTACTTCTCCTACTTGTATATTTGAATGTGCTAATTGGACATTTCTGTATTTTGGGTCTGACATGAACTTTTTGAAAGCGTCTTTCAATGCTGACCTTGTAATTAAATCTCCTTGTTTGTCTACTAACTCTACTGAAGCATAACCTGCCACGATGAGGTCACTCCCTGCTTTGAGGAGTTCAATGTTTCTACGCTGAGTTCGCAACACACTAATTCACTCTCTGTTTGTTTACCTATATGAATAAACCGCTAAGCCTCATAATCCGATTCTGCTTCATAAGCGGAGGACTGCTCGCCTCTTTTCTGTTTTAATCGCCTTTGCGTAACTGAGTCATATTCTTCTTCGGGGTCTTCGGTTGGGCGCTCAATCATATCCCAATCAGGGACACTTTCCTCACTGGTGAGTCTTGTTGGCCCTCTTGGGGATTCTATTGCACTACCAACATCTATACCAAGTCCACCTCTACCAGCACCACCAGTCATTTTCTCTTTTGCTACCCTATCAAGGCGCTCTGTTAAATTAGCAATACGAGTAATTGTCTTGAGCATTGTTTTCATACCGGGCTTCATAATGTTCATTTCGTCATTAGCGTCAATGACACCAGCCGATTGTTTTTCGCTTTGCCTTCTATCTTTTTTAGAATGCATGGTGTGATATTTCTTGTCAGGGATAATCTCTTCAACTATACTATCGTCTTTCTTATCAACTCCCTTCATCATTAAAGAAACTGCTTGATTCCATAGCGGTCTAACACTTTCAGCCAGTTGTAAAGTGTAATCAGACTGGCTTAATTCACCCATTACAGACTTAGGTGAGTGCGCCCAATTTCCAGTATGACTGGATTCTGACTTGTAAATTACTTCGTCTAACCCCTCAAAAACAATGGATATTTGGTCTTCTTTGAGGGTTATATCATAAGGAACATGGATAATAGGGTGAGATTTAGCCAAAAGAGATAATGTTTCAAGACTCGCTGGACTTTCTGAATCAGCCTCTCCTACAATCTTTGAAGAGGTTACATCGTAGATTGTTTTACCTTGACGATTCCGCTTTTTAACTCCTGAAACTGAAATTGAAACGGTGTCTCCTTCTTTGAATGGCTTTGGACTTTTTACTGTTCCAACATCAAGATACTGTTTACCTTCGTAGTCTACACCACGATTACCAAAGCCTTCTGAGTCAAGTGGCCCAGCGCCTAATCTGTATGTGTATGGCCCTTTACCTCTAACATCTAAGATAATGAAACTTACATTTTTGTTCTTGCGGAGTAAGAACCACTTAGGATGTCGGCGTTCCCCACGCATGTATGTAGACTTAGCATCACGGAGTAACAACTGTTTATGGGTTTCCTGTAAACTGCTGACTGTGGCTTCTAATCCTCCGTCTTCTGTCATACGAGTATCGTATGGGCCGGGAACTAAAACATGCTCATGACTATCAAATTGACCTCTCAATACTTTGAGTCTTTCACGAACAGTCATATCGGAAATATTAGTATCGTCATAATCAATTATGTCTATGATGTGTATATTGTCCTTCATTCTCACAGCATCAATGATGTAGTTTTTCTCAGTAACGGCTTTCAATTGCTTCTTGTCATCTTCGCTCAAAGGAATAGCATCGTTGTTTTCATCGTATGCCGTAAGGGTATTACCTTTACGAATAATCATCATGCGCTTACCATCGTAAAAAGCCGACACTATCCAATCACCACTAAAACCTCGTAGTGCCTCAAAATCCTTCAAAGAGAAAATACGATGCATAGGTAGAATAGGTGGAGGTCTACCCTTATCTTCTTTCAATAAAGCATCAGGGTTCATCAACACCATTAGAGTTTCAGTAGGGTCACTTGTTGAAATTGCATTTGGGTCAAGGTTAGCAGGTAATCCGGTAACATCAACTCTGTTCATGTTAGTCACCGCTGACGGGACTTGATAGTTTGAAGAAAGAACTTGACTAACTGCTTCTTCTCCGTGAAGCGCTTTCATAATCTCTTCAGGGATAGAGTGTAAAAATTGAGATTCTGTATTTGTTCCAGCCATAGCAGTCTTGTTACCGGGGAACTCCATTCCAACGCTTGGTGTCATTTCATAACCACTATCCATTCCTCCTGAAATGAACATGTCTTGAACAGAAGCCCCGTTACTATTAGCGGGGTGAATAGGTTGTTGAGTCCACTGTGCAGTCCTTACACTTGTTGAAGGAGTAACGACTTTTTCCATTGTTGTAGCCTTAGTAGGGTCAAATATCAAAAGGTCATGAACTCTACTTTTAGCCTGATTCAAACTACCAGCAAAACCTTTCAAACTCCCAGTAGCCATGTTTCCTTTCTTACCTCTCTTGTATCTTTTATCAGAGAAATCAGTTAATGGTATACGAGACAAACCATGAGATTCATACGAGTTTTGTTGTCTTGGACTAAACAGTTGTTCCATTAGTTCAAGATGACCTCCGTATTTTTTTCTAAAATTATCAGCAAATTGACCATTCTCAATATTATGTTTGGTTGGGTCTACTTTCGCTGGTGTTCGTGTTCTCTTATGCTCATCAAAGATAGAATCAATGACACCGTGGTGGTCATCAGAAGTAAAAATAGTATTTGGCTCTTCACCAGCAAAACTTATTCCAGTGCCTAATAAATTACCATGAGTGAGAACTTTGACCGGAGCATCCATTCCTTCAAGTAATCTATCAATCATTTCGTTATGCACTGCATCATCGGGTAAATTAAGAAGAGAGCGAACCTTTGCTTGGGAGTGTGTTGGTAATATTTCACTACCAGCAGCACCTAAGACACTGGCTATAGTATGATGAGGAGAGACAATGTTTTCATCATCGGATAGTAATTCACTGGCACTTCTCACTTCTTGTTTTACCTCTCCATAACCATGAGTATGTAACCCATGAGACGAGTGAGGTAGTCTTAACAAAGCCATGTTAGCATCACGCATCAAACGAGAAGTATTGGCTAAGAACTTGTCAGGGAACTCAGGATTGAAAGCATCAGGGTCAGCCTTTTCAAACTCAGGTTTCAATTTTTGAGCCATACTCATTATAGCACGAAGGTCACTTTCGTCTTTGATTTCAGCATTATCAGTAATTTGGTCAAATGTAGTCTTATCATCAAGTTGAGCCTCGGCTTCAATAGCCATCTCTTCTTGTTCTATGGCGTGTAAGCGAGCATTGAGTTCGGAATATTCATCGCTGCCTTCTTCAAAATCCATTATTTGATTACTGATAGTATCATATTCGTGCATTAATTCCTCAAGTTTGTCTTCGGCTTCAGCGGATAGAGGAACATCTTTTGCCTTCTTTTTCTTATGACCTTGAAAGATTCTGAAAAGTTCTCTATTTTCATTACTATGGCTTAGTATGTTACTCGCACCAATGGATTTTTTGTTAAGCCACATGTTTTTCTTCATAGGGTCATGTGGTGGATGAAGTCTACCACCAGCAGTAACCAAGCGATGAGAATGTTTTGCATTGTTAAGCGACTGAGTTGCCTTGAGTCCGATACCACCGAGAGCATTGATTGCGTTAGCATTGAAATAATTGTCAGCACTAAGAGCACTTCTGTTGGCTGGGCCGTTGAAATACGCTTTACGCTCATCATCAGACATATATCTAACTTGATTTGAATATCCACCAACCAATGATGTTTTTTGACGGAAAGGCATATTTTTTGTATTCCTAACCTTTGTCATGTGTCGGTGGTTTGCTGAATCCCAAAAAGAAGTAATACCGTGATGACCAGCATGTTGTCTTGTTTCTTTTGAATACAAAGAAGGAATATAGCGCCCCCAAAGACCTACAGTTTTTGGGTTAGGAACAAATCTATCACGCTCTACTCTACCCATTATTGAATAACCATCATCGTCTTTAGGTAGGCTATCGTGCATCATTTCTAAGTAATGTAATACATTTCTACCCATTCCCCCTTGATGGTGAAAGTCTTCAGCAAACGGAGCAGCAAGACCTATGACATTGTTTTCTTCATCAGTTAGCCAATGCTCTCTTTCGTCTTCAGGAATATCCGCAAGGTCAGGGCCATTTTTCCCTACATGATGAAAAGAGTCATGATTACGAATTGGTTTTTGTTGCCTTTCAATTTCTGACATCTCTTTTGCTCGTTTAATGACTTCTCTTATCTTTTCCATACTCACAAGTGGGCCGTCAAATCCATCAAGTAACGGGTGTGAATCCATTTCAGTCATATCTGCATTATAACCCATTAATGCTAACATTGTTTCTAAATCAACATGTTCGTATGGATTTTCGTCAAGTATTTTCAATTCTTTTAATTTTGATTCAGCGTCTTCTAATCTACCTATTTTACGCCCTTGTCTCATTCCTTTTACCGGGAGGTGCAATAGCCCTTCTTGTTCTTGCTCTTCTTCGTATGTTCCAACATCCATAGAGTCACGGTGCTCGTGTAGAAGTTCGTTATATTCGTCAAGAAGATTTTGGTAAACAGAAGTTTTGGACTCATTCTCGCTATCAAAAGGAACTTCTTGCATAGCCTTCATCAATGATGCTTTGATGTATCTTTCTTCTCCATCAGGAATATCATCTACTGTTTCATAGTGCTTTTTGACATTAGCACCATGCATGTGTTGAGGTCGCATGTAACGGTCAAACTCACCAGTAAATCGCTGAGCGAGATTTCTCTTGATACGACCAGCACTTATGACACCATTATTACCCAACTCTATGTTTTGAGCATTAGCATGGTCACTGCCTTTTTCATGTAGATGTTGAATGACTCTATACCTATCAACGGGATTCAAAAACTCCAAACCATACAAGTAACCCTCATGTCCTAAACTCTCTTTTAGTAATATAGGGTCAAGTTCGCTTTCAGGCTTACCTGAATAAAGATGGTCTTGAATCTCTTGCTCACTCATCTTAGCCTTCGGGTCAAACGCTTCACCATGATATTGGTCACCCTCCCAACCATCGGCTGCATCTTCAAAGTGCATTAACCTCAGAGCATGCTCATGTTCTACTGGCTTTGGATATTTTTCAATCATCTTTTTTTCTAAATCACGGTTATTCTCTAACCATCTTTGATAGTTGTTCTCATAGATGTCATGTAGATAATGGTCATTTAGAGGGCCAAGAAAATTATGATGTCTCTCCTCTTTACCTGATTCAACATTGTAACGAAGTTTACCAATTACCGCTGGGTTTTCTTTCTTTTCTTCAAGTCTTTCCTTTCCTATCTCAGCCATCTTATGCCGAAAAGACATACTTTCCCCACCGGGTTTTGAAGGTAAGTAGAAACGCCTCAACTTTTCAGTCATAGCCGACCTACCAGTTATGGTATTTTTTTGACGCAAAGGGTGGTGTTTTTTGTGGTGCGGGTGTGATTCAGGATAGTGCTGTCCTTGTGCAAACTCAGCATGAGGGTATGAAGATGCAACTTCATGTAGAGGTCTTTCTCTCATTCTACCTTGCCAAACATGCTCACCGAGTTTCATCTCAGCGCCTCTTACAAAAGTAGTGCCTTTTGTCTTTTTATCAAAACGATGTCTTTTTTGCTTCTGTTTAAGAATAGAATAACAGACATCATCTAATGGAGTCTGTGGTATTGTTTCATTATGATTCTCTAAGTTCATCTTGGCGAAATAAAAGTCACCAATAGCATTATGTAAATCTACACCATCAAAAATTGATTTAAGAAGTTCATCACGACTTCTGTAATACCAACCTGTCGGCGTTTCTCTCATTCAAACACCCCTCAATAGGGGTCGTTACTCAAAACCCCGTTGTTATCAAGACGACTTACTCCGCCACCTTCGTGTGGGTTTAACATAGCGGCTAACTTGTCAAGACTAACTTGCACCGATGTAGCACCTTTGTTAGTAACATCTTCAGCATTGTATGGATATTGATTAGTGGTGTAGTAAGCGTTTCTTGTTTGGCCGCCTGTTTCAGACAAAAACATAACACCCATTGGTGAAGAATCAAATGATGTTGTAAATCCGGGTTGAGAGCCTTCAGCAACTGCTTTTTTCATACGAGCATTTTCTATCCTTTCGGGCTTTCCTGATGCTGATTTGTCGGTTAAAGGCATAGGTGGCCCACGGAAACCGGGTCGCTTAACTTTAACACCACGACCTGCTTGACCACGCTTTTGCTCACGAGGCTTACCTTCACTTAGAGGCAAAGTTCTCGTTGCGCCAGTATCTTCACGCATTGGGGGTGGACTCGCTTGCTCATCAGTTGCCTCTTCATAATCATACATAGTTGGGTCGCCTTCTTCATCTGAGTAGTCCATTTCTTGACGAGGCTCAGGTGGAAAACCAGCATTCCTTCGCTGTGCGTCACCAATGGTAAATACACCATCACCTTTCATTTTGTCATCTTTGTCAGGTTTACCATGTGCTTTATCGCACTGTGCTTTTTGCTTATCAGAACACTCAGAGTATTTTTTACCAAAGTTCTTCATGCAGTATGCGTCTTTGATAGCCATGTCAGCCTTAGCCTTCATGTCTTTTGCACCCTTACCATCAGCAGCAAACTTAGGAACTTTCTTACCTTCGTGCTCTACCATTTCAAGCCCTTTTTTCATACAAGTAGGACAATCATTGTTTTTACAATCAGGGCATTTTGCCTTTTCCATTTTGCCACCACAGCCCATTTTAGCGCAGCCCATTTTTGTGTTCCCACATTCAGGACATTTTGCTTTTTCAAGTGTGTCAATACGCTGACTCAATTCTTGTGCTTTATTCATCAAATCTAATGCGTGTCGGCTCATCGGGGAGGGTATAGGCTTCATTGTATCACTTCTGTTCCTTTGGCTTGCTCGGCCATTTCATGAATCTCCTCCCAAGACATTAGGTGGATTTCATTATTTGAATATTCATTTTGACTCTTTAGTAGTCCTGAGTCCATTTGGTTTTCAACTCCGACATCTCCTCTAAATGCATCTGTGGAAACATCTTGACTTAGAGGAGTAGCAGCGGGAACAAAACCTGCTTTGCGTAGCATACTGATTGGGTCGCTTACAGCGTCACGAAGTTTTTGATTTTCGGCTTTCAAAACCTGTAAGTCGCCATCCATTGTTTCCATTTTTGAAATTAGAGCATTCATTAAACGCTCAGCAACAGACTCTTGACTCATTTAATCACCTTCACTTAGGAGAGTAACGACCAAAAGTGCCGTAGTGTTTACGCAGTCCATTCCCAGTTCTTGCTGATAGGATTGTTCCGGGTAGAACATCGCTTCTTTGCGAGACATCAAACTTCTGTCCAGTAGTGCTCATTTTGAGAATAGTAGACTCACCGGGCTGGACAGCATCAACAAGTTCTTTTTCAGCCTTAACAATAGCCGAGTGAATATCCTCATTCAAATATCCAGCAAACTTCAAGATTTCATTTAGATGTTGCTGGGCCGCAAATGGGTCACTGCTCTCCAATGCTTTATTGAATGCATCTGTGTGAACAGTTAATTTTCTTGCCATAGGATTCATTTTTAGTAAGTCCATAGTCTCGCCTCTATTGCACTCGTAGTGATACCACCCTAAATAGCCTTACGCCCCACGCAATCTTCTACTGTCTTGTAATCTTGATGCGTTTTGTTGAGAGATAGATGGTGCTAACCCTCTTTGTTGAACACTACTTACTGGCGCTCCCGCACCCGGACTACCTCTTTGTTGAGGTCTTGCTGGAGAGCGAGGAGTGCGTATTCCCATTCCCTCTCCTCCGGGCTGTGATGGAGGCATCATTTGTGGAGGTAATCTACCGCCTTGCATCATCTGTGGAGGCATACCGCCTTGCATCGGAGGCATGGCTTGTCTTGGTGGCATTCCTCCGCCCATTTGAGGAGGCGGCATAGCACCCGGCTTTTGCTGCTGAGGCTGACCTTCAGGTTGGCCTTCAGGTTGAGGAGTTTTCTTACGATAACTGAAACGAACATCTCTATCTCCTTCTTCAAGCAATTCAGGCTCATAACCAAGCATAGCCATTCTCTGTGCAAGATTGACCTCCATCTCATCACGGCGTAATCTTGTAATTTCATCTTCTTCTTCATTTGGATAAAGAGTCAGTTTCCAATCAGTGATGTCAAGTTCACGAAGCATACGAGGGAATAGAACATCCGTATACACTTTTTGACCATATTCAACTGCACGATTTGTAACAAGAATCTGTAGACCTTCATTGTTCAATCCACCCGATTTACCATTGTCAATCATGAAGATTGAAGAAACACCATAAAAAGCAGCAATACGATTTCGTATTTCATCTCTCACAGCGATATACTGCATCTCTTCAAGCGTGTCCATGAACTTAACCCAGTTTACACCACCACGACCCGAAGATGATTCAATACCAACTTTAGGAATGTAATGTGGGTCACGCTCCATCTTTTCATCAACGCCTTTCCAAAAGGATTTCATTGACTCAAGATTATCTGTTGTTACACTCACAATACCTTTTGGGATTCTACGCTTTTGATACGCTGTGTAAATGTAATTATCCATAGCGGTTAGAGTCATGGCCTGTCGCCATAGAGTATTTACTGGAGAGCGACCATACAATTTACCGGGGTTGTATTTTGAAAGATGTATAACTTCTCCTTTCATGAAGTATTGATTCTTACCTGACCCTGCCATATTGACATAGTGAGCATCAACCAAGCGTGAACCACAAACCTGACACTTTGGCTCTTGACCCGGATATGCAACTTGGTCACGATGAATACGACAAATCTTGTATCGCCCACCACGGACTCCACGCTTGTCAGCAATAATTCGCATAAAAATAGGGTCGCCACGGATGAGTTCTTTTATTCTGTAAAATTGAACCTCTCCTGTTTTTTCATCAACATAGTATTCTTTAATCATCAGGAGGAATGCATCATCAACAATATTCAAGTCACGCTCAACTTCATGAAGCACCTGCATGAAAGTCTGTTCCATTGAGTTTTCTTGTTCAAGCAACCATTTGGCATACAAGGCTTGGTCAGGGTCAGGGGTGCGAACCTCTCCACCGCAAGTAGGGCATGAATCAACTTCATGTTGAAACTCATCTTCACATTCAATACATTTCATGCGAAACTTCTTTTCCCAATAGTAACCTCTACGGAATATTTCTTGTCCAAGTTTTGTAATGACAGTTCTAAGAATAAGATTTTCATTTGATACCGCATAAAGTGCTGGTAGAGTAATACCTTGTGCTAATACTGGCTCTTGTATACCAGTAGTATACAACGGCATTTGAGGCTGAGGAGTAGTTCTTCGTCTAAACGGACTTGCTAAAGCCGACAAAAATCTACTAACAATACCTTGATTTTCCTCAGCCATCATAGACCCTCCCTGTATTTACCTATGGTGTCCATATCAATTCCCCAATTATCTAATAACTCACGAGATTTTCTTTCATCATCTTTCCAATTCTCATATCTAACTAAACGCTTTAATTCCTGTTTGCGAGTTTTGTCTTTTTCATCAAGGTAAGCCAAGACAGCCTTTGCTTGAACAGACTTCATTTTCAGGTGGGGAGACACCCCACCAAGTAACTTTCGCAAATCAGCCTTAGAATAGAATTGTAAACGATGCTGACTTCTTTGTGTATCTTTGTATACCTTGTTGTCAATAGACAAAACTCCACAATCTAATGTTTTGAATAAATCTTCACAGTGGACTTTACCTCTGTCACCTGTGGCTATCATTCCAGCACGAGGCTCACCACGCTCAGTTATGGTGATATAACCGTCAGCATCAATAAAACCAGCACTGTAAGACCACACATCTTTTAGCACTAATCCATCACTTGAAACACGAACATAAGTGCCTCTCACTGCTCCTTTCACAATATCCATATCTTCTCCATACATGTTCATGAGAGTAGCAAGTTTTCTATCTGTTTGAGATTTTTTAAGCATTCCAGCATCAGAAAAATTACTACGAATCGTGGTTACTTTCATCGGCCCTTTTTTCAGTAATTCTTCAGCAGCGAACTCCAAGAAGTCTTTTTCAGCCTTGTTGAGTTTATCAATTGGATGTAAAGCATTAGACCACATTTTACGAGCAGCACTACGGTCATTCATAGCCATAGCCCACGCTTGTTGCTCTTCTTCTCCCCAAACATCTTCATGCTCATCAAGCATTTTCAAAGTCTGTTCAGCCTTATCCCACATCATACATGCTCTTTCAAGACTAACACAACGAGACTCTCCGAACTTTCTCAAACTCTTGAGTTTACGGTCATCAAGCCCAAGTTGTTTTATTGTATTTTCATAGGGTTCACCCCAAGATAACATCTTGATTGTCATATCTGTTTCAAGGGATTTAATCGCTCTAACATCTTTTATGAAACTATCAATCTCATCACGATTGTCTTTATTGTTCCTTCGTGCCTTTCTTAGACGCTTTACCAGCGTCTCAGCATTACAACCAAGAGAAGACTCAAACCAACCATCACCATTAGGTGCAAAGTGATGTTGCTTTTTAATTGGTTTATCTTTTCCATCGGAAATAGGGGTAAAGGAATGCACTTCACCAAAGTCGTCTTCAATCAATGCTGACCCCCACATAGTTTGACCTCCCTATTGACCTATTTACCATTTGCTACCTACAGGAGTTTTACTAAAGATTTCCTCCAGTTTATTTCTAACTCTCAAACGAATAGGAGTATAAGGAACAGTTTGCTCAGTAGCATATAGATTGGCGATAGAATCTAATTCCCAAATATCAAGCCCAGTCTCGTAATTATTTTTATGCAAATATCTCACCATATCATTGGTTGAAAGATTACTACCGCTACCGGGAACAAAAGGACAACCACCCAATCCACCAATACTGGCATCAAACTGAGTGATACCCCAGTCTAATGCGGATTGTATGTTTGGGAACATGTTGTCTTTTTTGTTTTTCATGTGGTGTAGATGAAGCGCTATGTCAGAGTCAATATGTCTTGATAACTCAAGAGTTCTGTATATTGAAGATGGATGAGCAGTTCCTATCGTGTCGCATAATACTACAGTGTCAGCCATGTGTTGTGCTGCTTGCATAGCCTCTAACAATTTCTTCTCATTAGTTTTTTCATTAGGTGCTCCAAAAGCACAAGAGATGTAAGCCCTAACATTTTTTGGGTCTGTATCTTTTAGCATAGAATCTAATTCAGCAACTATATCATACATGTTCTTACCTAAATTGGCTTGGTTAAACATCTCCGATGCTGAAAAGAATACATTGAGTTTCTCAGCACCTACAGCCTTTGCTCTATCAAATCCTCTTTGATTAGGAACTAAAACACCAAAACTACCAATGTCTTTTGTTGCAGTAAATACTTCTTCAGCGTCAGCCATGTTAGGAACAAGTTTAGGGTGGACAAATGATGTAATCTCAATATCTTGTAGTCCAGCGTGATACAGTCTATTGATTAAATCAATCTTATCAGTCGTAGGTGTTTCCTCTTGGATATTTTGTAATCCATCACGAGGCCCGACTTCATAGATTGAAACATCTACCATCAATATTCACCTTTTTTCTTTGTATCGGGGTCAGCAACACGAGTAGGGTCTTTATCTCCTTTCTTACCTATTGATATAACCAAAACCATTCCGTGTTTTTTTCCGCCTAATTTACTTTCTTTCATGGTATCAAAACCTCCTTTGTGGTGAGCCACAATAAGGGCATCCTCCACTGTTAGCGGGAATATCAGCGTTACAAAAACTGTTCATACATTTTTTAGTCCCTTCAGGGTATGGGTTATACACCATTAATTTTTCAATTTTTGATTTTTTAACTCCAACTTTTGTCATGGTATCATCCACCCTCCATTTCCTTTGCCTGTTATGATATTGTCAAGTCCGGGGAGAATGTCGTCAAGCATGACGATAGAACCTCTGAACTCTTTTGTAGCCCAGTTAGCCAAAGCGAGAGACATAGCCAAGTCATCATGCACACCCACGCTCTCCAGTCTCCCGTTCTTTTGCATACCAAATCTATTCAACTCTTCTTCTAACTTGTGAGTAAATATTCTACTCTTTTCATCTCCGTAAGGTGTCTTAATCTGTCCTTGTTCAAAGGCCATGAGTAAAGACATGAAGAGACTTTCCTTTCTTGTCCGAGTTGTCATGAATGTTCTGATAGGAATGTCCTCTCTCATTTCATTCAACTCCATAGCAAACATACGCTGGAAATTGTTACCTTCAAGTTCTATTAAGTCAGGTTGAAATCTTTGATTCAAGAGAATGATTTGCCGTTTCTGTGCAACAGAACTCAGTCCACGCTCATGCACTATACCAACGATTTGTTTTACATTATCATCAGGTGGTTGTCGTAGAACAGTCATAGCAGTAAAGTCAGCATTCTTATCGGATGCAATCGCAGTGTCCCACCCGATGAAGTGATGACCAAATATACCTGTAGCATCACCGTTAGCATCGTATTCATTTTCAGCATGGTCAAGAAGAACCAACTCAGGGTCACGAGCCTTCTCAAGAATAGACATTGGGAACATACTGGCAACATCATGGATTGGTTCGCAAAGATATTCACGAGTAAATTGAATCGCTGGCATAGATAATCGTCTTTGTGCCAGCGCATCAAGACTCCAACGCTCAGGCCAAAGCGGTTCACCTTCTTTGTTGATAGCGGGATAAGTCTCTACTCGGAATGTCTCTTTCTTCTCAAGTTCAGCATACAAGTCATTGTAACTAAACGGAGTTCCTACCATCATCATTTTACCTGTGTGGTGGAGAACTGGTAGAAGAACACCATAGAACCAGTCGGCTGCTCGCTGCAACTCACTACCTGTTGTTCCCCACAAAATGTCATCGCATACAACAACATCAGGGTGGAAACCTCTTGTTCCTCCACCAACCGACTTAGCCATAATACGACTACCATTAGTGAACTCAAAGTAGGTCTTTCGCCACGGTATACCACCGGGCTTGAGATGTTGTAGACAAGCAGCACCGTCTATATTGTTACGAATAAAACGCATGTGCTCCAGTGTCTGTTCAAGAGAATGTGAAAAAATCATGATGTGTTTGTTAGGATTGAATGCTGCTAACCAAAGAGCATACGACATAAAGAATACAGACTTGCCGTGGTCACGACTTGCTTTGACACAGTAGTATCTGTTTTCTCCAAGACCTTTATCCCAACATTTGTGATGCTCCGCATAATCAAATCCTAAAACAGTTTCAAAAAAATATTTGAAAGAGCGCTTAGACATCTTCATGTCCATATCAATAATGAGTTGCTTCATCTGTTCTTCTTGCTCACGCTTACTCATCAGACCACCCCGATGAATCGCATAGGATTTAAAGATGCTAATTTTGTCATTTTTTGTTCTTCACCACTCATCTTTTTAGCAGCGGGATTTTCAGGGTCACTACCCTCCGGTGTTTGAGTAGCATTTTTGATTTCATTTGCTGTATTCTCTACCCCAACCAACTTTGATTGTCCAGTTGTTGCATTAGCAATTTCATTAGCAGTTTGGTCTACTGTTTGTTCCGGTTGAGTATTGGTAGTTGCTGGAGCAACTTTGATATTTCTTGCTTGTTGGGCGGCTGCTTCTTCTCGTGGGTTTACTCCAATATCAAGACCGGGTGGCCCTCCATCTATAGCAACCATTCCATCTTTTCTCTCTATCTGTATAGGCATTCCCATTTCGTCTACTTCTGCTGCTACAGTATTAGCGCTCGTGTCACGACCCATTTGTTGATTTAATCTATGCTCAGCGCCTCTTTGCGCTATTTCCCTTTCGTAACGATTACCGCTACCATATCTGACAGGCTGACCATGTTTACCAGTAGTCATTACCGGAACTTTACCTCTCATGCTTATTATTTCCTTTTCAGAATGGGTAGGAGTAGGGTCAGCAACTTGAGGAGTAGGCTCAGCAACTTCAGGTTTTACAACACCAACACTTCTACCAGCCATTCGTGCCGCTGTTCCTCCAAGTGCTTCTGATAATGGCTTCTTACCTTGTTGGTAGGTCACACTACCCATTTGAGCAGCACCTAACCCACCAGTGAGAGCATCTTGACCCGAAGCACCAGCGTTTGCGAGGCTTACAGCCCCTGCTAACAGACCGAGGCCACCAGCAAGCCCCCTCCCAAAATCAGCACCAAATTGACCATACCTTGCACCACGGTCAAATGCTGTTTGACCAGCACCAAGCGCACGAGTTTCTCCCTCTCTCAGTTTTTTTCTGTTCATTTGATTAAGAGCCATAGCGCCGTATTTATCACCCTCGTAGACTCCGATTTCGTTGCCTTTGTTATCCATTTGAGGTGTCGCTTCAAATTGTTGAGTCATAGGGTTTGTTTGAAGACCAGCAAAACCTTGCGGATTAACACCCGGAACTAATTGAGGGCCGCTATTCTCCATACCCGGTTGATACATAATTTGCATACCCGGCACACCCGATGGAACTGCTACTGCTGGTGCAACAGCCTCTTTACGGATAACATAGACTTGACCCATTAGACACCACCTACGCTTACTTTGACGACCTTGACAACATCTGTAGATACATTGAGTTTCTTAGCGATGCGTTCCCAGTCTCCATGTGAATATGCAATTGAACGAACATCTACTGGAGTGAGGTCAATACTCTTTGCGAGATGATTGATACCGTGAAGGTCAGCAATATTGATTTGACGAGGAGGTGCATGTTTCATAATTTTTGAATCCATACGAGCATCATCCATTTGCATTTGCTCCATCGCTTTCATGACTCTATCCATTGGGGACAAGTCTTGGTCTTGTCCCTTCATATATTGAGTAAGGAGTTGTTGTCGTGGGTCACCCATCATCTGTTGATACCTTTGCTCTTGAGGAGAGAGTTCCATACCCTGCCCTTGAGGAACTCTTGCGCCAGCAGCCTCCATAATTTGTCGCAAAGTAACAGGGTCAGCACGACCAACATGTTGTCTTGCTGCTACTAACTCAGGGCTTTGTGGTCTGAAAGTGGGTGCTCCCCTTTGAGGAATTGGCGGAGGTAACGCCTCAGTTGCTGGGGGAGCAGCAGCAACTGTTTGTTGTGGTTGTGGAGGAGGTCTTGGTGTAGCGGAGGTAACTGGTGGTTTAGTAGCAGCAGCAACCCCAGCCCTTTCAACTGGCGCTAATCCTACATCGGTAAAGAATGGGATATGGTCAGGTAGTCTCTCAATAATTTGCTCAGGGTAACCTACAACATTACGAGATGCTAATGAAGTAGAGGGTATTTCGTCAGGTAACTGACGGCGGGTTTGATGATTAAACGCTTCACTGAGTAAATCAGCCAAAGCCTGAGTGCCTTGTCTTCGCTGTTCTACTGTATCGTAACTTTGTAGATTTAGCCCAAGTCCTTGAATCACACCAGCGTCAATATTACCATCAGCGTCTCTCGGCATGTATGCTCGTAGAGCACTATCGTGTTCATCGTGAGCGCCACTCAACATAGCCTTAGCATAGAACTTGGCTGCATTTTTGTGAGTTCCTAACTTTTGAGTTGGTCTAAGTCCGTCTTCAGTTTCTAAGTGGTCGCCTCCAATAGTATGACTGTTCATGTTTTCAAAAGTCATGCCGTCATCATCACCACCAAACGCTTGAAGGATATGCTCAAACGCTCTTTTTCCAACACCGGGTCTTGCCGCTGTGCCGCTGATAATACGACCAAATAACATGTTGAATGCGGGGGTTCGTGATAACTCACCAATCATGTTATCAGTCATTTGAGGACTACGAAGAACTGTTCTGAGGTTCATCATGGTATACTGAGGACTACCAGTTGTGCCGGGTGTTGTGTTAATTGGAACTTCAACATCGGGTATCTTGTCAGGGTCAATAACTTTCATCGCTTCAGCGATATGAGCCTTAGCGCTGTCAATAGAGTTCTTTGGGCCAGTTTGTTGCCGACCAGCCATCATGTGCATAAAGTCAGGAGTGTGATTCATAATCTCCCAAGACTGGATTCCGGTATGTGCTGCATCGTGAACTATACCTTTTGGAGCACCACGAATATGACTGTCAGGTAGAGTATACTCTCCTCGTGCATTCATACCGATGACATCTCCACCTCTACCTCTGATACGGCGACCACGAGGGTGAAGGTCAGCGATGTCTATGTGTGGATTGTCAAGGAACTCAGCACCTACCATATCACTAATACCAAGAGTTTCAAGTAGAATCTTCTGTAGATTATGATTGTAAGGAACAGCATAAGATTCAATCATAGCACCGATTTTCTCTTTACGGTTAGGTCGGTTTGTGTATGCTGTAATGTATTCTCCATCTTGAGAACGGTGAGCACGAGAAGCAGGTTTACGACCACCGTAACCTGCAACACGAATCTTACGATGCTCCATTGAATCTACATTAGGAATATGGTGAAACCCACTCTTGTCCTGATGTTCGTCATTTGTCATATTAATGGCTTGCTGAACAATATTTTGTGGTGTAAGAACTCCTAACTGTGCATGGCTTTGTCCAAGCATTCCGTTTCTCTCAAGCGCTTCACCAACTGCATGAAGAACTCCGTCAATTCCATGATGATGTGCCTCTCCATTGTGGTCAATGTAGACATGTTCTCCGTGTTTACCTTTTGAGAACTCACCGGGAATTAACTCTCCCATACCGGGGTGACCCGAAGGGTGAGGTTTTGCAGCACCATAGTGTGCATATACTGGGACATCAGGAACATTAGGGTCAGGATGGAATGCTTCAGGTGGAGGAGATGTCATCAAATGCGGTATTCCACCGTGGTAGGAATAAACACCGTCACCCTTGAGGATGATTGATTTACGAACTAAGATTTTCAAACCCGACCACTCCCTCGGCCAGCCAAGTCACCGGGGGATAATCCCCAAAGGCGAGAGTCGTTTTCATCTTCAGTGCCACCTTCGGGGCGAGTTGCTGTTTTAGGATTATTTGCTTCGTAATTTGGTAGGTTACTCGCTGCCCCAGCCGTATCGGGATTCCCCTTTCCCTTTGTTTTCTTATCTTTATCTTTCTTTTCACGCATCAATTCACGAATCTCTTTGAGAGCAATTCGCATCAATGCTGCTTGATATGCATTCGCTTTGAGAATATCACTGTGCTGAGGAGTGTCCTCACTCATTGTTACCATACTCGGCATCTTAGGTCTTGCTAAGCGAGGCATCTTCATCTTAGGTGGTTGAATACTTGGAGCACGAACCGCATGTAGTCTTGGTCTTGGGACACGAGGATATTGTAGCGTGTTAGTCAAACGACCACCACCTGTGTCACCGGAAATAAAAGAGCGTTGGCTATGTCTCATGTGTGGAGTGATTGTGCTTCTTACACCACCCTGAAGTTTACGAGCCTCTTGAGATGCAAGATATGCACGATACTGCTGCGGGTCTTTACTCATCGGTTGCTTACTCGCAAGACCTCGGTGTGAAAACTCAACAGAAAGATGCGGCCTCATTAGCCCCGTTTTTCTACCTAAAGGTAGATTACGACTGATATTTTTTGCTCGCCTTGATGTAGCGTTGCGAGGGTCACCTCCTCCTTTTGGGCGTTCAAACTGCCCTGTAGATGGTCGCCACTTTGCATATTTTTCTTTCTTTCTTCTTCGTGCTATTGAGCGTTTTGATTCTGATTTTAATAATCTCCAAGCGATGTCCATAGGTTCAGACATCTGAATCATCTCTCCACCCGCAGCACCCGGCCCTTTCGCACCCATAGCAAGACTTGTGAGGAATCCACCAGCGCCACCCGGCATGGTTTGAGTGGCTGGATTATCAGTAGAGCCACGAGGTTTGAACTTCTCTTCTTTTTCGTCTACATCTTCTGTAGGTTTTTCACCGTCAAGACCAAGATGATGCGAGCGAACTTTGATGTGACGGATTTTCTTATCCTCTTTTTCCTCGGCTTCTTTTTTGGCCTGACGCTTATCTTGACGCTTTTCTTTATCTCGGCCATCTTCTATACCGCTTGGTGGCCTTTCATCTTCATGATTAGCCCTGAACATTTCAGAAGACTCGGAACGAGGATTGTATATCCTTGTATCAGAGGTTCGCCCCATCATGCCCTCCGTCATGTGTTATCCCCCCGTATATGATATTGAAAACACTGTCGCAGTTTTTCCGCTATTTTTCTATAGAACAGCATAATCCTCGGACTTTCTTGAAATGCCGAAGTCATATTTTCAATGGTGTATTCAAACTCTTCAAGTAAACGAGGTATAAGATGGTATGCTGGGAAAAATGTTAGCGGGTTATCATCTTCAAACACTGTTTCAAATGACTTTGCCAGTAACTTAAACAAATCAGGGGGAATAATTTTTAATTCTCCATAGTGCTCAAATCTTTCTGTAACACAACGACAGAAATCAAGATACATTGGTAAATGATTTTCAGAGATAACCAATTCACTTTCTACCATTGAATAACCCGGATGAGTCATTTGTAGTAAATCAGGAACTGGGACTGGCATCAATTTATATCACCTGCATGTTCTATCAATTTATCTCGCATTCTCGCCCATGAATCAGGGCTTTCTTTACTTAACTCAACCTTTAGAATATTGATTGTGTTATTGATTTGATTATTCTCTGTGGTAGGACTCCACTGCTCATTCATCTTGAGCAAGTCCTTTATTGATTCTCTGACTTCTTTGTGCAAGGACACTGCATCTCTAACAAACCCGTCTTCGTGAACACTACCCTCATGGAGCAATTCTGACAACTTAACATTGAGGAGTTCAACATTTGACCTGAGCGCATTTATTTCTTCTCCTACAACTAATGTTATCTCAGCGGCTGCGCTTCTTTGAACTAACGGTTGAAAATGATGTTTCATGTGATGATACACAGAAGACTCAGCGATACCAATTTCTTCAGCGATAGCCTCTGATTCAGACCCATCTTCAAAATATCTTCTTTCAAAGTCAGCCCTTTCAGGGTGGGCGCAAACCTTGCACTGCGGATTAGAAGCCATGTGAAATTGACCCATGTGATTACGAAAGTGGCGGTCAGTTGTGTTCAATCTCCAGCCCATGTCTTGGTCTAATTGTTTAGAAGAGATTTCACCGTCAAGGAGTCCCTTCTCTAAGTCTTCACGACTTGGGTGCTGACACAAAGGACAAGAGCGTTTTGATACAGGTTTGCCCTCCGCCATGACACGCTTAAAGCAGCATTACCCATAATGCTTTTTCTCTTTGACCTTGTGGGCGTTACATGCTGCCACCCTATGAGAGAGTTCCTAAGCAACCTCTCAAAGAGCGTGGTAAAGATTTAATCAAAGCATCAAAAGATGCACTGAAAGGTAATAGGGTATCAAAAGAAGAATACATGGCGAGACTTGATGAATGTTATCAGTGTCCTTACATGCAAAAAAGAATGGGAACATGCCGACTGTGTAATTGTGTCATGAAAATTAAAGCGCTTGCGCCTTCAATTTCATGTCCGATAAAGAAATGGTCAGCGAGTGATTCGGGAGTAAAGAGTGGTTAAGAAGACTAATCCTCCAAAGATACCTACTACGAATACGCTAACATCTCCGCTGCTCATTGAATCTCCTTTGAAAACTAAGATAGATGCACAAGCGATAATGATTGAGATAAACTGAACCATTATCATTTCTACGATGATATTTCTACTGGGAGCAAATATAGTGCTACTTGCTTGACTAATTCTCATACTGTAATCAGACATACTACCGGGTTGCATTTTATCACCTTAGTTTCTTGGTAGTCCTATGAGTCCACGAGCGACACTACCAATTCCGCCACCGACTTTGTTCATCATTCCTTCATCTTGTAAAGCAGCACCAAGAGCATTACCCATTAGAGACTGTTGAGACATATTGAAAATCTGTTGCCTTTGCATTTCAGCATCTTGGAACTTTTGATTACTTGCGGCTACCATGTTGTTAAGAATCATACTAACATTTTCTACGCTAAGTGTTTGTAAATCCGAAGGTAAAGTAGCGGGGTCAAGTTTCATACCGCCCTCATCTTCGTCAATAACAAATGTAGCATTTTTTAGAATGTTAAGTAAACTTAGACTTGTAGTTGCAGCAATTAAATCTACTAAAGTGCCAAGTCCTCCGTCTTTGATAAAACGATGAATTGGATTTTGAGATTGAAGTAGAGCACCCATCAACTCCATTTCGCTTGGAGGGGTGTATTGCTGTTGTTGAAACATTTGTTGCTGTTGTTGATTCATACCGACACCATTCATCATTCCAGCAATAAATCCTTGATTTTGCTGTTGTTGCATGGGCTGTGCGCTAAGAGAATAACTGCTTTGTGGTTGCTGCATTCCGTAGTTCATTCCTCCACCAGTTGCTGATAGATTCAAACCACCAGTTTGCTGTTGTTGATTACCGAGTCCTAACATCGTATCATGCCTCCCCAGCGACTACTCCACCATCAAGGTTCTGTTGTAATTTTGCATTCTCGGTGTTAAGTAATTCTTGGAATGCTTGAGTAGGCATATTCATTTGTTGTAATTCCATTTGGAATATACGCAAGTCAAACACAACCATTGTAACATCGTTTTGACCAGTAACTGGATTAGCATAATGTAGAACATTGATACCTTTTGTTTTACCAGCATCTCTTTCAAGTTCAGCGAAGAACGGTTCGTATTTTTGTAGCATAGCAGGTGTCGGGTCATTTTTCTTTACAGAAGATATAGGAACTGTTACGATAGATACACCCCTTTTGACTTTATCACGAAGTCGGCTTGGGTTCATCTCATTCTGTTTGTCCTCCTCAGCCTCCCATTTACATAGCAAATGATAGAGGTGCATGTGTTCAGGACAGTATGTTCCTTTGAGTTTACGCCCACTGGTAACTTTATCTTGTGCAATAAACGCTTCAGGTTGCCCAGTAACCGGATTTTGCCAATACATTTCCCAAAGAGAGCGCCCTGTTTCTTCATCGCAAATACGCATGTAAAGATTATCATGCTGGATTAGATTTGCACAGTTACAACCATCTACAACACATGTTCCTGTATCTTTAGCATATCTGTATTTACGACCAAATAAAAATCTCATTGGGTTGAAAATAGAACGCTTTGCCGGTTGAAGTAATTTGTAGGCTTGTTTGATGTCTTTACGGCGAGCCTTTCTTGGGTCAGGATGACGACTTGGATAAAAATTAACTTTGGGAACTTCTATATTTCCTGATGCTGCTGCCGCTTGCATACCTTGTTGAGCCACCAACATTTCTTGTAGAGCAGCCTGAGTAAGTTGTTCATTACCTTGCATAGCCAAAGTTGCTAATTGCGCTTCGTTAAGATTCTGTTGTTGATTTCTACTAAAGTTCATCATTCTACCACGACCTGCTTAGCCGTAGGTGTCATGACTACAACAATTTGTCCCTCTTGAACGGTAAATCTCCAATTAACATCATCACCAGCACTAAGTCCAAAATGCTCTACGATAAACATAGGAACAGTTGTCCTTAGACTGCGACTACCGCCACCAGTAGATACCAAAGTAGTAGACGATTTTTTACCTGTCATATTTACACCGAAAGAGTTGTTATTGAAAAGGCTACCTATGGGGTCATTTTTTTGGTCAAGATGTCAAAAGACTCACCATAGTCTTCTCTACATTCCATCCTATTCTTGTAGCCATGAAAGACCTGCGAGTAGGAATACCTGCTTTTTGTAACCTGATTAAGTCGTCTCTGAACGGGTCAAATATCTTATGTTCCCCTATGCGGCCATCGTGCCATAGTTTAGATGCAGTCTCATCAAAGAAACGGTCAGCCTTGTTAGCAACTAACATGATGACTCTTGGGTGATATTTTTTACCTCTAAACCTTGACCATAAAGAACGGTAACGATATTCTCGTTTTATTAGACAATCTACAAGATAACGAAAGCCAGCAATTTGTTGCACAGCATCGTCTCCTCCTTTGAATGCTCTATCATCAAACATGTAGACAATTGCCTCTACACCACGAGTTACCATATCCTCAATCCACAGATTCCAAAAACGCTCTTGGCCTCCTATGTCGGATGAATAGACTACTCTTTTTTCACCTTGCCAAGATACTCTTTTTCTTGTTGGTTTTGGCATTTTATATTTACCAATTTTTAGTATACGAGAGTGAGTAGTTCTTTCATCTTCAGGTATTTCCTCCATTTCACCGGGAGTTGTAAGGTAACGGTCAAGTGTAGTTTTACCAACCATAGGTGCTCCGTATACACCGACCTTTCTTGGTTTGTAAGAATTGTAGAGATTCTGACCCCACATCGCTGCGCCTACAAGCGCAGTTCCTCCGGGGTCTACCATTGATTAATCCCACCACTTTAACCAGTTAGCAAAGTCTTCAAGTTTTTTAATACTCCAATCTACAGTGTTTTCATATATACTGTATTCAGGATTGTGAAACTCAAAGCCACTAACAATAAGACATGTAATACCCGATGCGATAATTGTCTTTATCCAGCCCCAAGTTCTTTCGTATGCGTTATCTACTGTATTTGCTATGTGAATAGCACGAAGAGTGCTTTCAGTAGCATCGTCAGAAGGAGTGCGAAAGATTCGACCCATGTTTAAGCCTCACTCAAGATTTCTTTTCATATCTCTTATCAGGTGTGCCGTCTTTCTTTAACTTCACAGGCTCTTCATCTATACCAAGAGTAAGCGGTTGTTGTATTTTCGCCTCATGAGTTGGAATACGACTACTATCAAATACAGTAGAGCCGCCACCTCTATTGTCAAATGAGCCAATCATAGAAGGAGAACCACCCGCTACGCCCCAACTTGGTGGCATTTTTCCGGGGTTTTCCTCCATCCAGCGAAGTTCACGCTCAAGTTGTGCTTCTTGCATTCTCATTTCCATTTCAGCCCTACGATTATCAAACTGCTGTTGCATCATACGGTATTGGTGGTTTCTTTGTTTCTCAATATTACCATGTCTTACTTTCTCCTGTAAGTTCTGTTCAAAGAACATCTTGAAGAAGTAATATGCAATACCCTGCATAAAGAATGCACCCATAGCATAAGTAAATCCATTTATCCAAACACTGTCCTGTTTAAGCCAAACCTCAGCATCAAAGATACCAATTGCTACTCCGACCAGTGTGCTTTGGGCTAAGATAAGCCCCATTAACCTAATTTCCGCTTCGTGATGGTCTTGTGATTCCATAATGTCCACTGGACTGTCCACTCCGGGGGTCACCATAAAGGTTGCTGGGGGTGTTGTCCGAGTTGTCAGTTGTATTATCTATACTTTGAAAGAATAATTACAAAACAATATTTGTGTAAACAATACATTAGACAACTTAGACAAATCAAAATGGATAAGGATGCATTAATTCTTTTCTATTTTCAACATCTTCTTCTTTATGATAATCGTCTAAAGATGTCAATAAAGCCTGTGCTATCAATTTATCTTGTTCATCCATAGGGCCACCCATCAAGTTCCTCAACAACTCAAGGTCTTCTTTGATTCCCTTTGTAATGGGGCGCAGTGTCCCTTTATCTTTGAAGTGCCTTGCCCTGTTTTTATGTTCATCTTCTACTGTCAATTTACCACCTTCTGTATGAGAAATGTCACGGTGAGAGTGGTCACCATACATACCACGCCTCTGTCTTTCTCTATTCAAGTCCTCTCTATACTTGACTCTTTCAGGAGATGACTCGTATTTAGTGTCATACTCTTTTTTACGGCGTAATGCTTCAGGAGACTTACGCTCTTTACGGACTACACCAATGTCTGTCATACTAACAATTCCATCTCTTCAACGCTGCTCCTTTCGGAGTCAGTTTTCCATCTTTACTGGTTGGGCCTTTACTACCGCCCATTCTTGCACAAAATGATTTACGCCTCTTAGCAGCCTTGCTACCCGGTTTGAGTTTGCTTGGTTTTTTAGTTACTGGTCTTTTCAAATTAGCACCAGTTTCTCTTTTGAACTTAGCACGACCCTTAGCGTTCAACCCACCACTCTTAGAGTGTCTTTTTGGATTATAACCGTGAAACGGTTTAGATTTCTTTTTTGCTTTTTCAATTACAGACCATGCTTCTTCAAATGCACTCATTGTATCACACCAACCATTTTTTTCATACTTTCAGTTTTCTTTTTCTGTTGCTCAATAAAATTACGATAAACACCAGCCTCTTGTTTCTTACCCATTTCTCGTGCTCTTTGTTCCATAGCAATTGCTGCTTGTGTTTTGTGAGCATGACTGCGGCTGCTGTTTTTAATTTTAGATACGGATTGACGAGCCTTTGCTGGATTTTTGAACCCTAAACCATGTATAGTGCCTTTTGGATTTTCGTCAGTATACAAATCAGAGTGTTTCTTTGAACCAGCAGGTTGTCCTTTTTTACGAGGTATACGAGGTGCTTTTACCAAGACACTTTTGACAATCGTAGGTTTACCACCTACTCCTTGTTTTTTACTACGCTTTCTTTTAGTAGCGGCTCGCTTTTGTCCTTCGGACATTGAGCCGGAAGTCTTTGGAGTTTTACTTGATACTTTTACACTTGGTCTACACTTTGGATAACCCTTGCTTGAAGTCTTGGCTTTTGACCTACCACAAGGAGGGTGAGAACCATCTTTATTCTTACGACTAACATCAACCCATTTTTCTTTGAACCATCGGTTCAAGTTTTTACGGATTAACACTTTAGTCATCCACTCACCTTACTGCTACCATCTTTGAAATCTTACTTGCTTTTTTCTTTTGTTTGTCAAGTAAAGCATAACAAGGACACTTAGGGGCTTCTGCCGAACACTGCATAACTCCTTTGAGCATACACACGCATGGGGTCTTTTCAGTGCCACCACAACAACATGATTTACGCTTTAGTTTCATTTCTTTTTCCCCTTTTTCTTGAACTTTCCACGACAGTATTGCACAGCCCACCCATTAGCATACGCCGATGGATAAACTTTGAACTTTCTTTTAGCAGCAGCCTTACCTGCTGGACATAATTTTTTCTCAAGCGAATCCCATGCAATATCAAACGGTGTCATTGTGTAGCCTCCTGTTGAAAGTTATAATCTTGTAAGAAAAAAGGTTTGTTCTCATTATGAGCCGATAGTGATTGTTGTAAAAAATCTTGTGTCCAATCCGCCCCTTCTTTCATTGGAGTTCCATGTATTTGTTTTTCATGCTCTACTCCGCCAATATCTCTCA